TAGGACACCCATATGCAGCCAACGCTGGCGCCAGCCGGTAGTAATTGACGTAACAGAAAATGAATTTATTATATTCTCATGCGCGACTCTGACCGTTAGGCCTGAACCGTCGCCGCCGCTAGTGCCATAAACCCCTGGGGCTGGCGGGTTACTTGTAATCAATGAATCAGGAGCAAAAGCAGTAACTGCATTATTGGTTGGTTCAATCGGTCCAGATACACCGCCCCAGTACATGACTTTATTGGTGCCTGCGTAAGCATCAATTGCGGCGCCTGGATTGCCTACATAGCTAATATTTACACCACCATCCTTAGATGCAAATGACTGCAAGCTTCCGTTGCTTGCATCTAATATGTAAGCATATTGGTGAAGCCTGATAAATGCACCGCCTGATACGGGCACAAATCGCACTTCATAAATATCCGCTCCAGCATAAAAAGCTAATCGAATAAAATTATACTGGCCAACGGGATTATTGCCTTTTACGCCAAATGGCCGATCAGATATACGCTGCCATGAAGAATCTCCAGAAGATTTGCGATATTCAACATGAAAAAAGGAATAACGGAATCCATAGTCCGTATATGTACCATATGTGACATTACCACCGCCAGCCTCGATTTGCTCTGCCGTTGCTTCAGATTGAATGCTAGAGAAATTTACAAGGCCATTAAAACGCTTGTAAACTGTTGATTTAATGCCAATCTCAACTTGGTCAACGGCTCTTGTAGTAGTGACGCTACCAATGGCAAGCTTGGATATTGTTGGATATGCCGTGCTGGAGCCTAGTATTGTTCTAAATACTCCTGGATGAACAATCTTGCCTATGCCAAGCGCCAATATTAAGCCGCGTGATGTAATTTTGAAGCGATACGATTTATGAAACGTACCATCATAAGGCGCGTTAGTGCTAGTGCTTATGCAAACGCCCTGGGCCGAACCGATTGAATATGTCTCGCCAACCGTAAAAGCATTATCAGCCTGCTCACCTATGGTTTTGCGTTTATTAAGAATATCAGCAGAACCATGCTCTGCAAAGTTGGTTTCGTTTTGATCAGCATAAATTGTATATTCAATCTCGTTCGCGTCAACTTCTTGGAAATTTTCTTGGTATCCACTAAATGATGTGCTATCAATTATATTAATACCGCAAAAAGAACCAAAGTAACTTTCAATCTTTTGGCGCTCAAGTTGGGCCAGATAAAATGATCTTTGGCTATCAGCGGTAATATTTTTGTAATCAAAAACAACTTTTACCCGTTTGAACGGCAGCCGCCAATCTTGGCCATTGCGTACAGGCTGATACGTACCAAATTCGGTGCTGCCGGTTGGTGTGCGGGTGCCGCTGAAGATCGCCTGCAGTCCTTGGTTGGCATACTCGGCAACGATAATATCGCTAGGTGACCGTGGCGCAAGCGTCCCACCAATCCTGGTGCTTGAGTTCAGCCGTTGCAATACTTCGCCGCTGCGGTAAAAAATACAAAGCTTTGGTTCTTGGTAGTTCTTAAGCAACGTATCGCCAATGGCTAGACCTTCAAAATCAGGCTTTGCCATTTGATTGACATTAAGCGCAAACAAAGCCACCAACTCCTGGCCATCACCCTGGCTTAACAACTGGCTCCATAGCAGTTTGGTTTCGGCGCGTACACCGCCATACCATTTGCCACCGATCTGTTCCCGCTTGGCAAATACCAGTGGCGCTACCTCGCCAAGTCTTGCGACGTTTTGAACTGATGTAAAACCATCTACGTTGGCAAACTTACGGTTATTGCTTATGTTTTCGCCTTCAAGGTTTTGAGGCGTTCCGGCCGGATCATCTTGTCTTGGAATCTTAGGTTTGGGTGCTAGTGCCTGTGCCGCAAAGCTTAGACCTGTACTAACAACTGTGCCAACAATCGAGACGGTAAGCGGATCACAAACTACATGCGGAATGTGGTCATAGGCTGCACTACGCTCAGGCCTAATATTTGCAATTTCACTGGTATACCAGGCATATTCCTCTGGGCTCATGCCCAGCGAATCCATTAATTGCTTCTCCCAGGGCAGTACAGCGCCACGGTATTGACGGCTGGGGACCATGCTACGCGAAGTGTTTGGGCGTTGCAATGGATCCATCCTGAATCGTAGAAGGCGGCTAACCCATAGCCAATTCTAGCCTGACTAAGCGCAATTGTCCCTGGCGATGCATACATCACCGGGCTTCCCCATGAGTTTAACTGCTCTGCAAAAACCGATACGTCTCCACGCTTAAGCCGCCGATACCAGTCACGGGTTGGCACTGGCGCGTTGATGCCTTGGAATTGCAGCACCGCACGGCATAGGTTTACGCAGTCGGTGGCGCCATGGCGGAAGGGATCAGCGCCTAACTTGTACGGCAGACCAATCAAATCAGCCGGACCTAATAGCACCGGTTGACGGCAGCGCCCCAACCTGCTTGGCGGTGAACCGTAGGTTTGGTACGCGGGATTCAATTGCATCAAGCGGGCTGCTGAGTTCAAGCTGAGTTCCTTGCGTGTTGTAGCTCATGCCAGTGCAAAGCCAGAGCTCTTGGCCTCGCGGTGGCGTAATCGGTGTGTAGCTATCGGTGAGTTGATATGTACGCACCTCGGCAACCCAATTGTTATTTACAGCATCACGGGTCCAGGCCAGCGTTAGCTGGTTGGTTGGCAGCGTTAGTTGGCTGGATATGTTGTCGCCATTTTTGGTTTTGGTTGCGCCCTGGTAAACAAAAGGCAGTAAGTTCCAGCTAATGCCATCAAAACTAACGGCATTGTCGTTAAAGAAATTTTGCCAGTAACTCCTGCCGCCATCATGTTTGGTAAACGTCAAAAAATTGCCGATTACAACGACTGACATTAGATTCCCACCTGCCTACGGAATGCGGGCGAGGTCCTCATCTTACTTGCCACCTGTTGCGCTCCAGCTTTGGCACCGGCGGTGGCGGCGCGTTTCTCGGTTGCAGCCATAGCAGCCATGAGTTGATCTTTGCTTACCCAATCTTGGCCTAGGAATTGCGTGGTTTCAAAGTTCATCGCTAGTACGGTGTTGTTGTCTGCGCCAGCACCAATAGCAGTGTCGCCGCTGTTGCCGCCGGCGTCAAGCCGTGGATAACGGCCCAGCGCTCCAGCGGCGTCTAGTTTTACCGGAATCCTGCGCCCATCAGGCAACGGCACAAATGCCTCAGGCCTACTGCCTTCGCCGTATACTGCCATCTGCGGGCTATTGGCAACTCCGCCATTGGCATAGCGCTTGAGCGGCATGGGCCCCATGGGTGTCATGATGCCGCCATTGGCCATAAGCGATGGCATTCCGAACCCGGCAACGCCACCAGTTGCAGCATTCATGCCAAATGCAGGGCCGCCAGCCGCGCTAATACCAGGGACAATTGCGCCAATTGCGGCGGGAAATAATGAACCCAATAAATTTCCAATACCTTTAGTAGCGGGACCAACAACCGACATTTGCAGCAATTGCTTGGCGATATCTTTCAATACGCTAGAACCAATCTCACGCAAACTATCGCCCCAGCTTTTTGTGCCAGTAATCAACGAATCAATTGCTGAACCAATGCCGCTGCCAATCGTTGATGCAATGTTTTCAATGATTGGGGGAGTTTCAGAAAGCATACTTGTAAATCCTATTAAGCCATTGTCAATGACGGATATTTGCTCTGCAACTAATTGGCTCGCTTGAATGGCATAATTCATTTCATTATTTAAAGCATCAAGCGATTGCGCGGATATTAAAGTCTGCGTCTCTTGATCACTTAATGCGCTTTTATATTTTTCCGCATATTCGCGCATCCGATTGGCGCGTTTTTCGTCATATTCAGCAGCTAATTTTTGTAATGGTGTTTCAGCTTGTAAAATTTGAAAAGTTGATAAATTTTGATCCAGTAAATCTTTGGCAGTAGTTAAGCGTTTTTCGGCTTCTTCTCTTATTTTCTTTTCAGCGTCAAACCTATCCGAAGCATTTGCTCCGGCTTCGGCAGCACCATAAGACACGTTTTTAATTGTGCCACCAAAGAATGTATCTAATGCCCGCCTTCTATTGGCGCCCATTCGAGCCACGCCACTTGCCGGGCTAGTGCCAAAAGCGTCTTGGGCGTTAATATTTGCATTTGGATTGCCACCTAGGACTGTTCTATATAACGATAAAAGATCTGCGCCTTCCGTGCTTTTGCCTACGCTTGCAAACCTATCTTTTAAAAATCTAACAACTGGTCCTTGCACTTGTTCTTCAAAAGATTGGCCCTTATATGCACCATACTGTTGGCGCTCAGGTGCGCCAAATTGGATAAGACCCATATAATTTCCACCAGCTCCACCCATCATCGATGGGTTATACGCACCGCCGGTTTCAAAATCAATAATTGTTGCCAGATCCAAGGGGCTAACGCCTAATTTTCTTGCTGCTGCTACTAACGCTTGGCCGCGACTGCTTAATTTGAACGGCTGGGCAGTAGCAGCACCAGCAACTCCCATAGCAGACAAATCAGCAGCAGTGCCACCTGTGCGGCGCCCCGTACCAGGGGATGGCGCATCTGTCCACATCCGTTGGATTGCCTTGAAATCTTCTTGCGCTTGACCGATGCCAGAAGTAAATCCCTTGGAAAGCGCCTTGCCAGCGCCAGTGTAGTCGCCTTTTAATGCTTTATCAATTGCATTAAAACTATAAATCGCTACTTTTGCTAATTGATCAACTAATTTAATTGTTGCATAAATTACTGTTGCAATGCTTCTTAGACCAACTTTAATAACTTCAAATAATGCCGTCCAATCATTTTTAGAATCAAATAATTTGCTAAATTCATTTAAAATTGATTGCAAAGCTGGCAGCATTGCATCTGTTAATTCCAAGCCAAATCCATTGGCTTTAATTTGCATTGTTGTAATTGTATCGTTAAACAAATCAGATCTTGCTGCAAAATCATCGCTAATCTTATAGGTAAATTGCTCCATTGATTTGGCGCCTTCATTTAGCAAGGGTATTAACGCCGTACCAGCTTTGCCAAATAAAGCAACAGCGGCAGCGGCTTTGCCTGCGCCGTCAGGCATATCAGCAAAACGATCAGCCAGTTTTTTTAATACCTGATCCGCTGGCAATATTTGCCCAGTTGCATTTTTTATTGATACGCCAAGCCCTGCAAATTTTTGCGCTGCTTCTTTATTTCCGGCGCCAGCATTGGCTAACGCTATATTTAATTTGGTTAAACCTTTTCCAAGCACTTCTATATCAACATCTGTCAATTTGGCAGCATTGCCAATGCCAGTTAAGGACTGCGCCGATATACCAGTCTTTTGTTGTAATGCAAATAACTGATCACCTGCCTCTGTTGCTTTTTTAATAATGCCAGTAAAGCCAGCAACAACAGCCGAACCAGCCACAGCAGCGCCAAGCGCCTTCATGCTTAATGCAGCATTTTGGACATTGCCTTGCAACCCCTTCATGGAATTGCCAAGACGTTGAATATTTTGCTCGCCTACAACGTCGGCCTTGATTCTTAAAAGTGCGTCAAGATTCATGACTTACGTCTCCTTGTTAATGATGGCCAATGCAGCGGCTTCCATGGCCTGAAGATCTTCAAAAAGCAAGCGCTGGTCTTTGACCATATACATGCTAAAGATCCATGCCATCACGCCATAGTCTAACCCAACCACACCGCTAGCACTGGTGCGCCATTGAGTTTGCAGCCTAAGAAACATTTCGACAGATGCCCAGTTCTCTGGCAGCACTTCAAAATTGCTAGGTTTAGCTGTTGGCTCAGGTGCGTCAATACCTAAGCCAGCAGCATCCTTTTCTGTTTCGTCAATTATTCTGCCGTGAGCCCAGTGCTCAACGGCATCTATTAGTTTTTTCTTTTCGCTCCGTTCAAGCTGGCAAAATAAGCAGTGATGACAGATGCCGCCAACATCGGCACTTCTAGCAATTGTTCCAAGGCAACCTGGCTAAAGGGCACTTCCTGGCCAGAATCATCATTGATTCCAGACCAGCCAACCAGTACCTCGGTCGCAATAGCAGCATCCGTGATTTCGCTGGTTTCAATCAGTTGTCCAATCTCACGAATGCGAGACTGTGACAACCGCTTAAATTCGCCATCAAAAGTTTGTTTTTCATGGCGTCCACCATCGGATGGTGTTTCAAACGACACTGGCCAGCGGTAAGTGTCCGACTGCTTAAGAACAAATGCCATAAAGATCAGGTGTAAGCAAGGGATAGTTCGTCGTTGCCAGCGGCGGTTGGAGTCGCCACATAAGGCAGGTTTAGCATTGCAATGCCGTTTAAGTCGGCATAGGATGCGTCCGCCAAATCTGACTGAGCCATTGTCAGCGTTGCAATGTTACCAGCAGTGGTGCCATGCTGGAACGAAACGCTGCCGGTGGTTGAGCCGGTGGACACCGTGAAATAATTCTTAGTGGCCAACAGCACGGCCTCAATCGATATCGTGCCGGCAGGCTTGCGGTCAGTAATCAGCACTTCTTTAGTGCCGCCAATCAACTCACGATAAACAATCTCGTTGCCAAGATTGAGATCGATTGATTGAAGGGCGCCGGAATAGCTGAATGCTGAGAAACTGGTGGTGTTGCCGTTTTTAAAGATCAGCGGTGTTGCTTGGTTGGCATAAGTTGGCGTAGCAAGCGCTGTATCGGTAGGAGCGTTATAGATCCCGGTCATCGTGAAGGCGATAGTAGGGATCGCTCCAACCTGGCCATTGAGGGTAAATGTGCCACGGGCGCCGGTCACAATGTGACGAATGCCGTCTTGATAGAAGTAGATCGTGACCGAACTAAAGCTGGTGCTTACTGGCGCGTAGGTAACACTAGTGGTGGCCACCACGGTCTCAGACAGCCCACAAGCCTTAAGCACGGGGCCATAGGCAGGCGCAGTACCAGCAGCGCCGGAGCCGGCAAGTTCAACCTCAAAAGTTACCTGCACCCTAATTTGAGCAAGCAGTTGCTCATAATTACCCAAATAAGGGCGGATTAGTTCACGCTGAACAATGTCAGATTGAAGCGGCGTGATTTCTAAATTACGCACTAGGATCGCATTAGCCGATCCAGTTGGTGTTGGGTCGGTGCCGTAGGTAGCTTCAGCCTTGGCTAGAATCAGCCGTTTCCGTGTTAGCAGAGCCATTGCTCAATTCCTCGGGTTGAGTGTTGGCCGGCTCTGTCCGCTCGATGAGCTTCCGCTTGCCGGTTTTGGAATCAAGAAGGTAAGAACCACCTTGGCCCCAATATTCATCCATCATGATAGCCATGATCAGCTCGCAAGATTTGCGACCGAAGTGCGGTAAAGCACTCGATAATCACACATTACCACGCCCGCTGGTTGATCTGCTTCAACGGTTTCAAATGTCACCCCAACTGGCTGAATGTCGATGGCATAGCCGCCAAGCGTAAGATCGGCCATTAGTTTGCCGTGCAAGCTTTCAATTATTGGATCGGCAATTTGATCCGGGATGTTGCCGCGCACAATTACTGCAACACGAACGGTAAGGCTCCAATCCAGCGTGGGGAGGCTTGTGTTTTGGCTGGCCTGGTCGCTGATAGGTTCAACCACGATTGCAGGGCTTTCAGCGCGAGCTATGGGCTCCACGCGGCTGCGATAGATCCTGGTGCTAACGCCGGTGGTACCGGTGAGTGCAGTACGGATCGCGGTGATAATTGTTTCGCGTTTGGTCGTCATGACGCAACCTGGACAATGGTGCAAATTACGCCAGGAATGCTTGGATGCACCGGCGAACTGGTGCTAGCAGCTTCGGCGTGAATGTAAGCAGCCACGTTGCTCGTATTCCAAATCAATTCAATAAAATCCTTGGCTTGCAATCTTGCAACAAAATTAACAGTGCCAATTACGTTGCCATCGGTTCCGCCATGGCTAGAAATAATACTAAATTTGCTATTGCTTGCTGGTACATCGCCAGCCGCATTATTATTATTTTTTCTTAACCATACGTCAATATCATGAATACTGTTGTCAGTATTGCTGAATTGAATTGAAAACGTAATGCTATAAACGCCGGTATAATCAAAAGTTATTCTGCTGTTTGACGCTATTGCAATCCCGCGGCTGTTGGTATCGCTGGAGCGCAGCAGAATAGACGTTGGCGTGTTGGCGGTTGCGGTTTGAGAGGTTTCGTCCCAAAAAGATCCCCAGTAACCAGGACAGCCAAAATATGGCAATTGATTCCATGGTTTTATGCCGTTCCCAATCTTTAAATTACCTGTGTCAATTTCATGGCCAGTTTCACCCATCAATAGTGTCGGGTTCAATGCCGACCACGCGGAAGCTTTGTCAGCCTTGAAATTACTCATCAAGTTTTTTGCAATCCAATTTCTACAAAAGCACCATCATCAATCAACCTTGTCTCGCGCACTGTATAGGCAGTGCCAGCCACTGTAATCGAATTGCCGTAGACCAAGGTGCCAAAGCTGCTGGCTTTTGCTGTCAATGTATAATCAGTGCTCAGCACCATATCGCCGGCGATCACTTGGGCAGGCATATCTAAAATTCCCAATGCAGTAACGGCGCCAGCTGTGCAGCTGACGCCGAAATCGTTGAGGAACGTCGATAGGTCCTCAGTAAAAGCCATCAGACGTACTTCTTAGAAGCAAGAGCTGTGACTGAAACTGAACCGGTGCCGCTACCACCGCTCACAGTAAACAACACGCGCACATAACGCAACAGGTTGTCGCTGTTGAGGTAGATCTTTTCGCTGAATGCGGTATTAGCAGCAGCAGCGGTAAAGCCGCCACCAGTAATATCAGCGAAATCGCCAGCGGTAGTTGTAGCGGAATGCTGCAACTTGGCGGTACGGGTGACACCTGAACCAGCGGCGGCGGCATCAATCATGAAAGCAACGTCGCCTTCATAGTTGAGCAAGTCAACATAGGCAGGGGTGCCAGCGCCGGTGGAAGCAACCACAGCGGTGTTATGCAGGTTCAGCAGATCGGTCTTAGAACCGAGATTGTGGATGGTCATTTGCTAGTCCTCCGTTTTGGGGGTGTGGGTTGGATCGTTTCAATTGCCTGGGCCACAGCGTCTGCAGCCTTAATTGCTTTGCCAATGCCGATCAGGAGTTTGGCATCCGCAGGGGAAGCATTAAGCACTTCCCCAATACGGACCACCTGGCCTGCCAACATTGTTTGCCGCAAGACCTCAATCTTCATGATCAGAGGGTGTTGTTGCCACGGGTGAAGGATTCAGGATGGCGAACGGCAATGTCCACATCCTGCATTGCTACAACGCGCACAGTGCCAGAGGTGCTGTGGGTGTAGGGGTCCACCATGATGTCCAGACCAGAGAAGTAAGCAATGATCAGGTCAGCAAAATTGCCAAACCACAGATCGTTGCTTGCAACTTGGTTGCTTACCAGGCCACGGTAGCCATTCACTTCGCCGTCCATGTAGATGAACTGAGCGGTGTTGCTGGCTTTTTCGGTGGTCTTCAGGGAACCACGCATAGCGGCGTTCATTAGATACACAGGGCTGCCCAGCAATGCGTTAGCAGTTGCGAGGTCAGATTCAAGTGCCACCACCTCGGTGAATGTCGGGGTGTTAGCGGCGAAATCTTCGGTGCCGATGCCGGTGGTCAGCTTTAGGCCAAGGGGCTCGCTGTTGGTGCCAGTGCCATAAAGGCCGGCGTAATCGATCTTGAGCGCCAGCACGGTGGCCAGATCACGGCGAACCATTTGCTCAACGTCGATGCTGGATTGCAGCATCAGGCGGCGGCTGTAGTCGGTGTAAGCGGCCACGGTCTTGGGAGTCAGGCTTACCTGATCGACAGACTGTTGGCTTTCGGTAGGAGCGCCGGATTCTGCAACCCAATAAGCGGTAGCAGCGCCGTTTTGGCGGGGGATTGCAATGTTGCCGGTCAGGCCAGTCAGCACGGTGGCACCAGCTTGATCGAGTGCGGATGCATTGCGTAGCAGGTCGATGAAACTGCCGGAATCCAGCATGGTTTCAATCAACGCACCACCACCGGAGCTAACACCAGCGGTCAGGTCGCGGCGCAGTACATCAGCGGGAATCGTGATGCCGCGGGATTGGCGGCCCAGTTGAGCGGCAGCAGCTTCAGAAGCTTCAATTTCAAATGCAGCAGCTTCACGGGCTCCACGGTCGGTGGGATTAGCCAGGAAGTTGATAGCCCGCAGGAAAGAAAAGTTCTTGGCCTCCTTGGAAGTAAGGCCAATTTCAGGAGCGCTGACGGGCTCTTGTTTAGAGCCAATCTTTTCTAGTACAGCAGCGCGAGCTTCATCAAGGCTGCGGCCACCTTCGATGAGTTGACGGCTAAGATCGGTCATTGAATGCTTATCGCACAGGGCGGAAATAGCGGAGATGCGGCTGCGCTCAGCTTTGGCGGCTTCTTCAGCCACCACCGCCGTATTGTCGGGGGTGTTGTCCATGATTTCAACAGTGGGTTGTGGTGGTGCGGCAGAAGCCGCAGGTTGAGCATCAAGCGAACGCCCGATGCCGACACTGGGGTCTGCAGGTATACTAACCATGCTCACTTCATGTACGCCCCATGAAGTGGCAATAAACTCGCCGGAGCCGCGTTGCTCCATGTCGTTGATCTGATAACCAAACGACACGTTACGCAATATTCCATCTTTTACATCAGTTAAAACCTCCTGAGCAAAAGGGTTTTGGCTGAATCGTACCGTTACATAACCACGCTTAAGTTGTTCGTCAATCCAGCCGCGCTCGACGACGCCGATCACTTTGGCGGGATCATGATTGAACAGCAGCGGTGCGCCATCGTTCAAGCGTTGCAGGTCAGCGGCACCACGTTCATGGCTTAGCACCTCAGTGCCAAAATAACGCTGCACCGGATACTCAGAACTAAACGGAAATTCAAAGGTGCGTTCGTCGTCGCTGATTTGAAAATCAACGGCTTGCGCCCTAGTCAATCTTTCCATGGATCGGCCAGTAGCCTCTTCAAATTCTATCGGCGAAAAATCATGGTCGCCTAGCCATTTGCGAGCTTCTGCAGCGCTGAATTTATCGGCTGCAAACCTGATCGCCTGGATTTCTGCAGGATCACTGCCTTTAATGCCGTAAATAAAATCAACGCCAGGGCCGCCTTCGTCATTAACGCGGCGCAATTCGTCATATTGCCCTGGATCATGCAATCGGGCGGCATGTTCGTTGGGATAGGGCCTTTCGGATTGGATCATGCGATTACCTCATCTTCAGAATCATATTCGGTGGGTGTTGGTGTTTCCACCAATGGTGCCATTTGCTGAGCACCAGCGTCGTTTACTTGGGTTGGGTCTGTATCCAACACAATGCCAAGCTCGTCAAACTTGGCCAGCTCGGCCTGTCGTTGCAGCAGTAGATCTTCAAGATCGCCACCTTGTTCTGACACCACATCAGATAACGTCTTAAACCCACAGCGGACGGCGGTCTTATAGGCTTCAACTTCCTTCTGCGGATCAACCCAGCTCCAGCCGCGGGGCATCCATTGAATCTTACGAAATCGCTCTGGATTAATTTCATACCCTTGAATTGGCAGCTCACCGCTCATTACTGCCATTTCGAGCCATGCTTCATATATAGGCTGATGGAAATTTTCAATCATGAATTTCTGCAACACCCGCCAGGTATCGCGTTCTTCCAGCAAGCTCAACCTGCTGCTGCTGTAATTGGTTTGGGTAAAATCTTTTGATACAGACTCAAAACTACAACCAACACCAGCCGCGACAGCGCGTAACATTGAGCGCATAAATGGTTCAAACTGACCATCAGGCGCATCAAGGCTTGGAACCGATACAGTCTCGCCGGGTTGCAAATACTTGAACACACCAGGCTCAAAATTGCTTACTCGTTCGCCATTGTAAATCTCATCACCATGCAGCTCGCCGTCAGGGCTAGTAATAAACCCCATCAAGCTACTGCTGCCCCGCGCACGAATAACTTCAGCTTCCTCATAGCCAGCTAGATGGTGCAACCGTTGGATGGCGCTAGAAAACCAGCTCACGCCACGGGTTTGGCCAGGGCGCTCTGTAATAAACAAATGCAGCACATCTGCTGCTGGTACCCGAATGCGGCGCATATTCTGCCGATTAGCGCCAACAAACTGATCACCAGGGTGCGATTGATAAAAGTGATAAGCAACAGGCCGTCCCCAGCGATCAACCTCGACGCCCATCCGCACCATGTTGCCATTTACTGGCTGCGGCACTTCATCATCAATCAAATAATCGCTTTCAAGAATTTCAAGCGCAAATGGAGTCTTGCTGCCGCCAAATGGTTGACGCACCAATCGTATAAATACTTCCCCTGATTCGCAAATGGATCGAATTGCCAAGCGTTCAATATCGCTAAAGCACAACATGCCAGCAGTGTGGCAGCTTTGCTTACGGCTCCATTCTTCCCACTTTTCGTGGATTTGTTCGTTCAATGTTTCGTCTAATTTGCCGCCGCGTTGCATCTTAATTTGCGGCTGCATCTTGATGCCTTGACCAATCACATTATTTTGCACTGACCGCAACGCTTGCCGCGCAAAATCATTGTCACGAACCAGTTGCCGCGCACGATTGCGTAATGTTTTAAAACTAGATTTAATCTCAGAATCAACGCTGGTTGAGCTGGTAATCCAGTCAGCCGTCAGCCTTGTTACCGAAGCGCCTTGATACCCGCGTTGCCGTGGCTTAGGTGCCCCGCTCCGTAGCCAGCTATAAATTGCAGAACGAATGCCCATCAGAAGCGCACAAACAGGTTATGGGGGTTGCCCAGGCCGTTGGCCTGCAGCTGGGCGGCTTGCTCGCGCTTCACCTCAGCCTTTAGTTTACCCTCAAGCATCAACAAATCAGCCATTTCATATTTCTTTAAATTTCTGGTGCCAATCCGATATTCCTGCACCACGCCGCCGGATACGATCGTTCTAATCGCAGCCTGCACAGCCTCCAAATCCTTTTGCGCTTGCGTCCTACCGTCAAATGCGCCTGGTGTGCTGGTGTAATTAAGCGCTGGCAGCACCTCAAGCTGGCCAGCGCCAAGCGTAATCTTTTCGCTGTTATACGTTGCAATTGCCTGCCAAAACCATTGCCCTGCATCAAAACCAGCGCTGGTCGCGGCTGAAATCGTCATCTCCCAGCCAATGCCATAAGCGCTGCCAACCACCGTTGCGCCTTCGCTTGCTGTATTGGTGCGGAGGTAATAAGTCAGCGTCCACGTTGCGCTGGTAATTGCATTGCCGAATACATCAACACCCGAATCATCGCGCCATTTGACCGTATTGTCCGCTCGGATTTGGCTTGGAATGTTCACGGCATTACCAATTGTTGACGAATGCAGGGCCAGCAGCGGCGGCCTTCTTTGATCTTAGCGGAGCTGTTGGTTGTTCCAAGCGGCGTTCCAGCTGATCCCATATTGTGCGCCGATCATAGCGCTGATACATCAAATTCAATGCCGCATACGCATAGACCAAGCAATCAAGCGCTTCATTCCGTGCCGATGGTTTTTTGACCCACTCACGAACCGGAAAACCCTTCACGAAACGTAATGCCTGCTTTTCAGCGGTCAGTTGCTCGAAATATTCACCCGTTGTATCCATGTGGAAATGCAAAAAACCAGGCCCCAACTCGTTGTGTTTAAGCCGGCCAAACAACGTTGTCTTAATCGTGTCGCCACCCACCGGGTAAACCGTTGCACCACGTTTTAGCGATTTACCTGCGCTATTAAGGTCCACCTTGCTAGCTTTTCCGATCGGTGGCTTGCCCCGCTGGCTTGAGCCCTTGATGGCCACCACGCCCTGGCGGCCACGTTCACGCGCATATTGATAGACCTCAGCAGTGGCATGGCCGCCGCTATCGATCGCAACCACATCAGGCCGCAGTTTCCCGCCAGCAGCATGAGGCCATTCGCGCAGCACCACTTCATCTAATTGCTTCCATACTTCTGGCCGGCATGGATCGCCATAAATTTCCTGGTGCGCCACCAGCCAGCCTTCCTCATCACGGCCCCATGCCCAGACACTAAACGCCAACCGATCGCCAGCACTGCCGCCGCCGCCTTGAACGTCAACACCAACCGTTAATGCCAAAGCTTCCTCGGGTAATACCGCTGGCTCATAGTGCTCGCAGCGCTCAAGCAATCCAGCAGCATCAACCTTGCTGGCATAATCTTCCTCCCACGTTTCCGCAAGCCTTGTGTTTACATAACTTTTAAGCATTGGCGCATCACCTTTAGCGCGTAAAAATTCATCAACCATATCCGACCAACTAAGCCAACCAAGTGGTGAATACAAACCCGACAATTGAAACCCAGCAGTCTTGCCATCGCTTGGTGCGGTAGCCCGCCACTCACCTTTGCGTAGCATCACCGGCTTATTGATTTCGGAAAATTGCTCACGGCAACTTTCGCATTGATATTTAGCTGTACTTGCATCATTATTCTGCCATTTTAATTGCGACCATTTCAACCATTGCATAACTCCACAGGCGGGACATGGCACATAAAAACGTCTTTGATCGCTGCGGTTATATTCGGACTCAATCCTGCTAAAATCTTTTACCGTTGGTGTGCTAGTAAGTAAAATCTTGCGCCTTGCAAATGTTGTAGCGCGTTTTTCGGCCAAGCTGACCGGATCGCCTTCGCCATCCACATCAAGCGGAAACGCGTCCACCTCGTCACAGAAAATATATCGGCATGGCGTAGACCTCAAGCCGGTAGCGCTATTGGCACCAGTTAGCAGCATCATGCCACCTGGAAATTCCTTTGAAAACATTGTGTTTCCACTATCTCTACTGCGGCTTGGCGCTATTTTTTCAGATAACACTGGCGTCTCAGTAATCATGCTTTCAAGCCGTTGCTTGCTAAGCCTTTTGGCCATCTCAACCGTAGGTTGCACACATAGCATCGGCCCAGGGGCGTGGGCAATTACATAGCCAAGCCAATTGCTGCCGGCCTCGGTTTTACCGGTTTGAGCCGCAAACATTAACACCACTCTTTGAATAGGGCTGCTGCTGCTAAGCGCATCCATCGGCTCTTGTAAATATGGCGTTCGATTGGTGCGCCATGGCCCAGGTTCGGCGCTGGCTTTGCTGCTAAGCATTCGATATTGGTCGGCCCATTGGCTGACCGTTAGGTCGGCTTCAGGTCGCAAACCATCAAGAAAAGCCAAACGATAAGCATCAGACATTGGATAGCTCCACCAATGCGGCGCGATGCTCATCGCTCAACATCTTATGGATCACCACAGGATCAGTCTCGCCTGCAAGTTGATGGCTAAGCCTATCGGCTAAATTAGCCAATGCTTCACGCACACTACGCCCAAGGTTAAAGGCATCACGCTTTACGTCTTCAGCTGATACCAACTCCTTGCGCTGTGATGCAACCTGTAACTTAGCTAGTTCCGCTTGATAATGCTCCCTACGCTCACGGCTGATATTTAGATCTGGGATTGCATCGTCGGGCAGTTGATTGATTGCTTCTTTTAAATCCTTGGGCTCGATCGGGTCAGCTTCATATACTTTTGCGTTATGAGTCCTTAGCGTATTGCGATCCCATAATTCAAGTGCTAAATCCCGATCTACAAAACGCTTGCCATCCTTTTCCACGACCGCGTTAGCAATGCGAGATTTAGTTGCGGCAGTAACCGCAGCCTTTGAGCATCCCTTAATTGCAGCTAATTCTGAAAAAGTGATCAACATAGGCTAAAGTTTTGCCTAATTAACACTAACAAGCATCTTAACAGGTGGGGAGACTATGCCCACGAGTCTCATGTTGAGACACGTTTAAGACCTTTAGCATCTGACGCTAGATAAATAACGCGCGTTTGGATGACCCGCGATGGATTTGCCAGGAGGGACCCGTTATCGAGCCGATGCAAGGGCCTTCTCTAGGTGGCTGCGTAGGTATTGACCAAAGCGGCGATCGACCACCTTGCTGCCAATCTCCAGCATGGGGAACATGGGCCGATAGGCCGCTTGGTCTACAGCGACAAACAATGGCTTGAGCTTGCCCTTGGCCATACGTTGGTAAACACCAGCCGGGCGATCGCCGCCAGTTGGTGTGCCAATAAATGCAGAATTTTTGCCTGTGCTTTTTAGTTGTTCTTGAATTTTACGAATAGTCGCAAGTGAGACATTGCCTGCAGCAGTAAGCCGGACGGCAGCAGGCACCAGGCGGCTGCCATTGGGTATAGATGATGACGCATCATTGAGAAACTTAAGCTCAAAAGGTTTTTGCCCACGCATGCCACCATGCACCAAGGTGCGGAGGTAACGAGCGCGACGTTGCTCGGCATAGACCTCAACCTCAAGGTTGCGCTTGTTGCTGCGATTCACAAGGAATGCGCGTTGGGTAAAAGGAACAGGATCCTTGAAATATTGACGTGTTGAGTTATTAAGCGCATTACGAATATCAAAGCCCGTATCGTTTAGCGCACGGCTAATAGCAAAGGGCAATTGCTTGGTCATCGCGTCAGTCCATGCGATGGCCTTTGGCAGCTCTGATTTGATGTCTAGGGTGATGGAAGCCATATGAGCATCCTAGAGGGGCCTGCAGGCCCCCGTAGGAGGGTCAGGTAAGCAGCAGCATGGTCAACACCGCCAGAAGGGCCAGGAGGAACGCTCTCTGCTCTCTGAGGTCTTTGATCTGCATGGCCTGCTGTTGGCTATGCGTCGTGGCTGTTGCCAGCAACGTGGCTTTGGTATCGCGAGCGCTGATGGCGCATGTCTCAGGCATCGGTTGCGTGATGGAATCAGCCAAGGCGCGATAAAGCACAGCGGACCATGCGGGGGTGTTTTTCATTTGTTTAGGTGCGATGGGTTGCAAGGGTGGGAACCCTTTGCTCACCCATCATAGGTCATTGGCGTGGGCTGTCAATAAAAAACCCCAGCACCGTTGCAGCGGATGCCGGGGCGTAAGTCCCAATCGCTCCTCAACTGTAGCACCAGGTGGTAGGCGGTAGCCGGGGGATCTTTCCTACCTACCTACCTACCTACCTACCGCCTAACACTGGTCCGTTTATCCCCCCCTCTCCCCTTTTATACAAAGTTATAGAAATAGGTAGGTAGGTAGGAAGTAGGAAGAACGCAGTGGTGAACTGGGAAGTGCCTTTCCTACCTACCCTTTTCTTTCCTACCTCGCCTTGGTGTAGACCCATTTGAGGGCTCCATCGAGCTGTTTTCGGTGCCGTTCGTATCCCATGTCTCTCAAAATAGACGCAACTTGCATCTGGTCTGAGCGGGTTTGGCGCTCGATCGGTTTACAGATCGCCTCGCTTAAAAGCACCTGGCTGGTGATCGTGCGCCCTTGGTTTCGTGGCTGCTGGAGCCACGACGCAATTGGTTCAATCCAAGGCGACTCGATCAGGTAGTTTTCGTTCTCTCGATCGATGGTCGCCGCCTCCTGCTGGGACAGGTGGCTGGTGGCGCCATTGCGTACAGCTAAGACTGCTGCCGCCCATATGGCGTCCCGCTCCGCTGTGAGCGTCGTGATGTCGATCATGGGGCCATCAACTGCAACTGGAATGATCCAGAAGCGGCGGTTGCCGGTGTCATCAGCGAGGAAACCAGCTTCCCGGTTGGTGGAACCAACGATGATCGAACGACGCGGAAAATCCTCGGTAGTGCGGGCATATGGCATGCGAAAGGTGTCCACCTGCTGGGACAGGAAGCTCTTGACTTGGCCGGCATGGCGACGACCCGTTACATGATCAAGTTCGGCCCACTCCATGATCCAACTGCGGTGCAGGATCATCAGGTCGTCCTTGGAAGTGATGTCACGCAAGGCATCACTGAACCAAAGGCCGCCTAATACGCGCCAAAACCAAGACTTACCAATGCCTTGAGCACCCATTAGTACGCAGGCGGAATCATGCTTACAGCCGGGGTGATAGATGCGCCTTACGGCGGCGATCAATGTGGCCCTTACCATTGCGTCGTATAAGGTGCCAGGCTTGTCGGCGGTTCTTAAGTATTTAGTTGCCAGATGGTCAATGTTTGCTGGCGGCACCTGTAATGCAACAGAATCAAGCCATTGCTTAACTGGATCATGCGGGTTTTCTGTTGCTACTTTAATTAAACAATCAGACGCAAGTTCTTTCGATACTTTGACGCCCTGCTCTGCAAGTCGTAGATAATAAAGGTCTATTTTGTCAATTGGCTTCCACATCAATGGATCGCCCTCTAGCTGCTCTATCTGCTGCGTAAAGATATTCCAGCGTAGGGTGTGGCCATGTTCTAAACGCAATAAACGCAGTAAATCATGCGCTTCAAATTTTGGTTGCCGGCCATTGTCGGCAGGTTTAGGTAATTGAGTTGGCTGTTGCTTGCCTAGTGTGATGGGCGCTGGTGTTGCTAGGTGGTGAAGAGTGCCAAGGCCAACGCCACCTGATGGTGAGAATGATTTCCATTTTGCTTCGCAGATGCCGGCTTCAAATTTGCCAGAGGTAGCTGACCATCCCACCCAATCTTGAAAAAGGGAGTCATCAGTCGCATGTAGGGCCATGCCAACCCGTAGCCAATCGTCGTAGCTATCGGCGTAGGAAGTGGAAATGCGCGATAGATAATCACGGGCGCGTTGTGCGTCTTGGAATGGATCGGGCAACCGCAATAGCGGCATTGGATCGGGTTGTTTTAACATTTGCTGAAGCAACTCTGTTGGTGCTTCCGCAATTGGCAGTGATGATGGATCGCGATTTGGTATCCAGCGATAGGCACCGGTTGTTGGATGAGCGCCTATAACTACTGATTGACAACCGGACCAACGCAGTTCAAGCTGTTCATTTTCAATGCTGGATTTGATCTTGGTTGTTTTGATCTGATCCCAAAATGGTTTGGGAACCTGGTAGATGATTTGTAGGCGAGCGTCGCGGCCTGAAGTTACGGCCCAAGATTTAGGCAGCGAGCTTAATGGCGCGTCGATCTTGTCTAAAACTTCAGATGCCCCTGGGCCGTCGTGATCAACAAATAGCAACCCTTGGGATTGGGGGCCAGCTATAACACCAACAGCATGGGCGCGACCTGAATTTAGCTCTGCTGCTACCTGCGATTTGGTGAGCGGATTTTTT